GAAATAACTTTCATCGCCGTCTTCCAAATTAAAAATACCAAGAGTAGAAATTCTGTCTACCTCTCTCACAGCACTCATCTTACCGAAGACTTCTTTTGCTGTCAAGAGGTAGTTTATCATATGCGTGGTCGAAACTATGACTTTGTTAAGACTGTCGTAATATTCTAGGACAGATAATCCACCGAGTAATTGTTCTACTTGTGAATTAGATACGATTATCATTCTCTCAAGAAGACCACTTCTGGTATATTCCTGTAGAATACTGAATATTACTCTATCTTTTGTTGCTATTTCATTCGAAATAAGGTTTGGGTCTGGTCGTATGTATAATAATGTTGTCTTAGTTTGCTTTATTTGTTCTAGGACTCTTAATGTAGCCCCAGCAATATTGCCACCTCCGCATAAAATAAAGAGAGATTCTCCTTTTAGTTTTGAAAGTTGTTTAAAGTCAGGTACTTTCTCCTCATATTCTTCAATTGTTTTACACACTGGAATATTAAAACAATTCTTACCCTTTAGTCCAGCGTCAATCTTGAAGACTTTGTATTCTGGATACTGAGAGAATAGATCTGCTATGGAGCAGCCGCCCTTTCCTAAGCCTATAACATTCATATCTTTTTCATGTCTCCAAAGTTTTTACCGAGTTTCTTTTTTACCATTAGTTTTCCAAAATCAGTGGTGGAAAAGTCTTCAAATATATCTTTAAGCATACCCACGTCTTCTTTTGAAATATCCAAGACAATTGAATCATGAATAAGAAACTTTATAAAGGATTTTTTACCTTCCAGTAGTTTATTAACCTTAATTGCTTGCCGCAGGAATACATCAGCAGCCGTGCTTTGGACGATATAATTTAAAGCGTGGTCTTCGTCTGCCTTTATCTCTCGCCCATAGTGATTTTTTACCATTCCGCCGTCATAATACTTTCTCTTGATTTGATCTTTATTGTAGATAGCATTTACCTTCTTTTTCTGTGATTCTGTTAGCTTAACGGATCCTTTGGAATCGTAGAGCCAAGCAATAAATTTTCTCTTTGAATCGTCCCGGCTAAGACCAATAAAAATATTATTCATGTTCCAGTCGTGTAGATCCTCTGCTGGCTGCTTCTTACCATTCAGAGCAATAAGAATTCTAGGCTCAAAGGCATTAAAGTCCATTTCTAGCAGGAAATCGTTTGTTGGCTCTACGAATTGTCGATTATCCTTTGATAAAGTTAAGATCGGAAAACTATCTGGCTCAGTTGAAAGCCGACCAGTAATCGCTCCAAACATATTGTAGTTGGTTCTTTTCTTAAACTTGTCTAAGTTTTTATAGAGAGCAACATTACCGGTTTCAAGAACTCTTGATAGATTTAATTTAACGTCTCTCTCAGAAATTTCATAGATCATTTTGTTTAGATCATATAAGAAATCATAATCGTCAGGTCTTTTATGTGTTTCAAATATCTCACTCAATAGGATTGAGCGGAACATAAATAATTCTTTAAGAAAATATGGAGGAACAAGATCAAAAAAGCAGTTTTCTTCTAGAGAAACTTTTGCTGTTCTAAATGATTTTAGATAGGCTTTGACTTTATCTTTGTAAATGAGATAATGTTCTCTGCTGTCGTGCGATACAGCGTCTTCAATATTCTTTGATTTGATATAGAGTTTGGCTAGTTCATACTTGTTATCGCCAAATAAGGGTGAATAATCCCAAGTGTGGGATAAATCTGATGTTTCGTTAAATGGCATAATCTTTCCATTTACGAAACAAGAATCACAAATTTTCTTTGAGTCAATCAGTTCAAAAAGCATGGCACCATCTTAGGGCATCTTTGATTTCTCGTCAAGTTCGTACAGCGAAGAGTTACGATAAGCTAGAGTTCCGGTTTTATTTGTATAATATTTTATTGCATTTATAACAGCTGTTTTTGTATCTATTTGTTTATTTAATTCTCTAAATAAATCCAAAGCCATTTCGGATTCCGATTCTAAAATATTTCTAGGAACAACTTTATCCAATTCGACATTTCTAAATTTCAAATAAAGATCAACAAAAATTTCCATATCTAAATCCTGCAATTTGTTTCTTTGTATTTTTTTTACATTTGCTTTCCCGCAAGATTTAACACCATAAACATTATAAGCTGGATAATATACTGTAAAGCTATCATAAAAAGATTTTATTATATTTACAAATTCTAAAAAATATGGATAAGAAACTGAATCATAGGGGATGACCTTTGTATAATATGTATCAAAGAATAATTGTATATCGTCATTAAATTCGGGTATAAATTCCTGTATTTCTGTTTTAAAATTTAATTGTTTAGCCGCTGAACCAGCCGTTTCTTTTCTAGGCTTTGTTCTTATATCAACATATATTCTCCACGGTATTTCACGATCTATCTTTAAATTATTTCTCACACATAATTCTAAAAATGCACTTGAATTAATATCATTAAAAAAATCAATTCTAGCATCGTCATTTGACGAACTTTCCTTGTATAACTCTATAGCGAGACCAGTATGTAAAAGCGAATAATCATAAGATTCAACATAGCCAGCTCTAGTAAAATAAGTATCTCTTTTTTTAATGTAATTGATTAATTCTTGGGTAAATTCCTTATAATCTTTTATAAAATTAAACTTATCTTGGTCTATTAAATTCTGTACAAAATTAGAATAGAGATTTTTTATATTGTTCTGATATTCTATATGACCATTAATAAAACCTTTTACAGGTGGAATATCTTTTTTAAAATACTTGCTTTGAGTATTTATTGCCCCTATGGCAGAAGAATCTAAATATTGTTCTCTAAATGGAAAAAAAAATTTTGTAAATGGAGCTAAAGCCAATACTTTATCTTTATCTTTTGAATAAGAACAATATTTTAATTCAGTTAAATTAGGCATAATTGGAATACCTAAAGTATCAACTTTTCCATAAAAAGGGGAGACACTCCAAGAATCTAAATAATATTGAGTATATGTTTTTGGAAGATCTGGTAGAACAAAATTATTATTTAAAGAATCATATTCCTTCCTTTTTAAAAAAATGTCCTTTATATTAGCCATATTACTTTCCTCTATACTGGCTGAGATTTACTACCAAAGCTTTCTTTAATATCAACATTATTCAAAGGAGCTGGTTTTGGCGAATTATCTTTCTTTGCTTTTTCTGCCGTCTTCTTTTCTGGTTTCTTTAATTTTTGTAGCTCTGCATTTATTATTGCCATCGCATCATTTTCTATTAATTCTATTACATAATTAATGGGATCATTAACGCTGGCAGGTATAGAGTCTGTTATTTTAACACTAGCGATTGGCTCTGCACTAGTTTTTGTTTTTTCTCTGTCGTCTAATTTTGGACTAAATGTCCAATCGGCGGTAGCCGTTGTAGTATATTTGTTTGTTGCATCAAAAGAATCGTTTGTTTCTTTTACTTTATAATATCCAGCTATACCTGGATCATAAACTTCTGAGTCTATGCCAAGAGGATTAGATGGAACACAGACCACGGAATCATAGCTAAATATGTTATTTCCCATCATATTTATTCCCAGTTGATAAAGGGCTAAAAAGTATCTAGAGGCCTTATCTGTTAATGCTTCTGCTGCCAGCGCACTTCTAATATATTTAAGATCCATTTGTTTAAAATCAATAGAGGTCATCATACCGCCGTCAGAACCAACCTTTATGTGCAATATGCCCTTTCTTGAATCTTGTATTTCATTAAAACTAAACTCTGATATACCCCCGCTAGAAAAGATAGGAGAGGCTATTTGAGTAGTTTTATTTGTTAACTGTCCATAATAAATAACTGGAAGTGGTTTATTTGTGGGGTTCTTGCTCAATAGTTCAGATAATTTTTTTAGATCAGTTGTGTCTCCCTTAATTCTCAAATCGTTTTTTAATTGATCGCTGACTTGGCCTTTTAAATAAAATTGAGTTTGTTTAACTGCTGTTGTTGGGGCTTTATCATCAAAACCGACTCTATTTCTGTAGAGAACTTCTGGTACTAAATCATTAATAATGTCAGTCATAAATGAGTTAAAAGAATATTCTAGTTTATCTTTTTTATAAAATTTATTGTAATACCATTTTTGAAATACGCCGGATTCTACTAATAAATCTCCTATGTTTATTGAGCACAGTTTATCACCAACTTTCATTAATGTATTTCCAAAAATCATATATGGTATTTCTTTTTGCTCTTCTTCGTCTAAGAAAGAATATCCCGCACAAAGTAAAGCTTTTAGAGGAAAAAACATTATATTTCCATATGAAGAAGTTTTTTCTTTTTCATCATAAGGGGCATTAAAGATTCTGGCAAAAACACGATTTAATAATTCATCCGTTCCGGGCTTATTATCTTTGTATAATTTTTGTAGTTTAGTGTTCTTTTTAAAAGTATCAGTATCGTATGTTGACGGAATTGTTGTGATAGGAATAAAGTTGCCGTTTTCTGGGTGAATCAAGTTAATTGTTGTATTAATGTTAAAAACATTATTTTTATTTGTTGTATTAAAATTGATAGAAAACAATTGTCCCTGTGCTTTAATTTGATCTAAAAATACAGTAGTTAAATCTGCTTTCAAACTTCTTTTTAATAAGTTAAACGTTTTACTAGTTTTTGCTAATTTTTCTGTTAAATCTTTTATTGTTGCAGATTTTTGGTCTGACTCAAGTTTGCTGATTGTTTTGTTTTCTAGAGAAGTTTTTGTTTCTCTTATTTGCACCTCAATTTCGCTTATTTGTTTTTTGGCTAAATTATAATTTTTTAAAGCTTGTCCGTAGTTTAAAGATAAATCCAATTTACTTTCATTTTCAGGCTTATTTGAAGGTATTGCAATATTATTATTCAATAAAACAGTTGAATCATGAAAATTCATATATTTAACAGTTAATTCTATAATTCCTTTTTCATCAAATTTAAAATCATGTCCGACTTTATTTAACAAATAAACTTTTTTTTCTTTTTTCTCTATAATTGTCTTTAATGATGGATCAATATATTTATCAAAACCATTAGCCGCCTTATAGCCATACTCTAATTTTATTATTTCTTTATTTACATCAAGATTAGCCGCCAACTTTGCAAAACTAAAACCATGTGGAAATTCTGTTTGGGCGCCTTTTAAACCTCGCCCAGCGGAATTCATTTCTTGAGTTAATATTTTCATACTTCCAAAAGTATAAGATATAGAAATATCTGAATTAACTTGTGTAGCTATGTTAAATTTATTTCTTACTTTTACATTTGTTATACCACTACCCTCTGCTCTTGCGTGTGTTTTTTCACTTAAAATAAAATCTAAATCATAAAATTGACTAAATGGAAATTCAATCCAAGAGAAATCTTGATTTTTATTTTCTCTGTACCCATAGTATAATTTTAAGTATGGCTGTAAAAAAGCTAATTGGTATGGTTTAATGGTGCTCATAAATAAAATATATCTTTGTAATTCTGCGTCTTCTATATCTTTACCTTTTAAAGTTTCATCTACTTCAAATAAATCTAAATGATTACCATTCAAAAATAACATTTTTTCTTCTTTAAAAAGCGCTAAATCAAATCTGGTGTCTCTAAATTTTTTAAAATAATCAGTGCCAAGAGCTTGTTTTAAAATCTTTATTAGCTCTTTTTGGCTAGGGTCTCTTTCTGTTATATAATTATTGTAAAATAAGTTTGATAAGTAGCCTCTATTTGGCCCTGTTTTTGATAATATTGGAGTAATAAATTCTGATATCCAACCCTGAGGGTTTAGATTATTCATAGGAAAATAAACGTTTAACTTATTAGCCATTATTAATATCCGTAAAGGTTAAGTACTATATCTAGAGGCACCGGTATTTTTATTACTTGCCCAAATTCTATTTCTGCTTCTGTTGCAATTCCGTTGAATAATGCAATTAACCACCAGTATTGCGAATCTCCGTAATAGTTATAAGAAAATTTATAAAGTCTTTTTCCTAATCCCCATGTTTCATTTATATATTGAATAGAATTTATTTCATTTTCAGTTGGAATTCTAAATGTTGTTGAAGTTGTTTGTGTTAAGCCATTCACTCCAAAACGACTACTAAAAATTTTCTTGTAATCGGCATCATTATTGATGACATTATTTATTTTTTTATATCTAGATATTGCCATTTATTTCCTACCTATTACTTTGAAGTATATTTACCGGATTTGTAATCGTTCCGCCGCTATTAACATATCCAGGAGTATACTGATGTAGAACATTAAAAGTAAAACTTATGTCATACGCTTTTGGGTAAGTTTCATATCCTTCCCCTCTAGAGAAAACCCCTTTTTCTAAATTATGCGCGATTGCAATTGCTCCTTTAAAATATCCCAATAAAGAAGAATTAGTTGTTTTATCATATATTAAATTTGAAAAGAAAATACTTACCAGCGGCGGAGAAGAAATGACATTTACATTACCATTTCTTTGATAAGATGGATAAACATTTTTAACTAAAATGTTTAATTTTTTAGCAATATCTCTAGAATGAGCCAGTCCGTTTGATGGAAGTGATAAATCAAAAGCAATTTGTCTTGTTGTATTTTGATATACTGGTATCGGATCCATTCTTCCGTAAACGGATTTTCCTTCTCCAAAATTTGGTGTGAATGTATCTGTCACTTTTTTTGTATAAGCCGGAAAAGCTATTGCTCTTTCTTCCGGAACAGGGCAGGTGGGAAAAAAGAAAACAATATTATAGCCTTTAAATTTTGTTCTGATATTATTTTCATAATCAGGAGCAAAACTAGTAATATTTTGATCAACTATTTCTTCTATATTAGGCATAATTTATTTTCCTTAAGGAGTTGTCATTTCTGCAGGCGGCACAGACATGTCTATAGCCGGCCTTGGAGGGACGGGGCTATAGGTTGCTCTCGCACCAGGAGTTCTCATAAGGGCAGCAAAAGAATCGACTGCTTGACTCATTTTTGTGGAAGCAGAATTAAATGCTGCTGCTGGATTATTTAGCGCGGCCCCTATAGCTAATGCTGCTTGATTTTTGAAATCAGATAGAGCCGTTTTTATTTCTCCTGTCTGAGCTGTAAATATTGGAGTTAATACCTTTTGATCAATAACAAGAGTGGTTGCTGCGAAAGCAGCCGTTCTCTGTCTTGAAGATTCCCTCAAATTTTTAGCTAATTCTTGTGCAGCCTGTCCTGCTCCTAAAAGCTGGTCTTGAACATTAGCGAATTCTGCTGAAGTTGTAAGACCAACTAACTTATCTGTTCTTTCTTTATCCGTAAATCCTTCTGTGACTAGTGGCATTTTACCTATTTCTGCTAAATCTTTTGATAGATCTGAGGTTTTATTTAATATTCCAACAACTTGTTTCATATCAAACATTCCACCAGTACTTTCTGATATTTGTCTAGCAAAGTTTCTCCTTGCCTGATCTGTTTGTAATTGACTATATTTTTCAGAGACACCAGAAATAGCTTCAATCATCATTCTGGCTCTTTCATCATCATCAGCCTGAAATGCTTTAAACGTATCAAATGAACCGCCCATGAAAGAAAGAACGCGATTTAATTGTCCTCCTTTTTCAAAAGCCGTATCAATATCGTCAAATTGTTGAACACCTTTTACGAGACCCTCCATGCTAATTCCGGCTCTAGCCGCAGTTGCTTGTAATTTTTCAAATTGAGCAATTGCTTTTTCAGAAGACATTACAGCAAATCTATCCAAACCTTTTGAAAAATCACCAAAAACTTTATCTGCTTTTTGTCCAGTAACGTCTGCAAATTTTAGCATTTGTTCAGAGAGTTTAATTGCCTGTTCTGTTCCGCCGCCCATTATATTTTTGGTAAAATTAAGTATTTCATTTGTTTTAGCTTGTTCAATTCCGAACTTTTGGTTAAAGACGACAAGCTCAGACATAGCCTTTCTATTGCCCTCAAAAGATTGTCTTTGCTTTTCTGATATTATTATTGAGGCATTATAATTATCTATAAGGCCTATATTTGCTCTTTTAAGATCTTCATATTTAATTCCCAGAGAAGCAAGAGCAAATGCTTGTTCTCCAATAGATTTTTGAAAAGTTTGATCTTGGCCATATTTAATTAATTCTACTTGAAAATTTTGCGCATCTGTCGCAGCAGTTTTTAATAAACCAGTAACCCCCAAAAGAGCTTGTGAAACGTTACCTTTTAGCAACGCGGCAAAAGATGTCATCACAGTTTCTTCTGTTTTAGAAATTTCATAAAGCTTTAAAAACGCATTTGAAAGTCCGGTTATTTCGTTTCTAACACCTTCAGTTGATTTTCCGAAGATGCCAAGAACAGCATTAGCCACTTCAACGCCGCCCTTAAATCTAACGATGTCTTCATAGGCAGCTTTTCCGGTTAATAAATTTATACTTGAATCGCCAAGTTTATCTATCTGCTTTTCTACTTCTTCTTTTATTCCCATTTACCAGTCCTCTAATACTAAATACTACTATTCTTCTTTTTTGTTATTGTCTTCTATCCATTTATCAAAAAACCAATTTCTAAGAGGAATAGGAAGCATGTATATTTCTTCAAAAGACCAGCCCATATAAGTTTTCATGTAATAAAATTTTTCATATACCGCGTTCATATATTCAACGGGTATCTCTATAAATTTATAATTCTGGCCAAAAAAAGTTTGCCATGATCGGCACACCTCCCTGATTGGTGTGTCCGCAATTATTACAATCTGCAGAGTAAATAAAGGATACATCTGGGTTCATTTCTGAATATCTTGCTCTTAAGTACCTAGAATCTAAAACTGGCATGGTATTAATAAAGTTAATTATATCCTCTTGACTATCATTTCCGTTTAAAGATACGATCATGAATCTATATCTTGTTATTAAATTTTCTGCCGGTAAATTATTGCTGGTTCTTTTTTGAATTATTTGATCAATAGCTAATTCATCTTCTCCTCTTAAAAACCTCATCTCAACTGTAATACCCGATTTTGGAAGCTTTACGGTAATTGTACCGTTTTCAGTTATAGAGCAACCTTCACTTATCTTTACTTCTTTTATTAACAAATTACTAAAATATTCTTTATGTTTATTTTGAGAGCCACATTTTTCACAAATATAAGAAAATTCATAATCATCACCAAAGGCATTTTTTCTTACATTCATAAGAATGGCATTTTTATCTCCAACCAACAAATCTTTAGCTCTAATATTTTTATTGACCAATAAAGACTCAATAACTCTATCAATTGCTATACCAGCTTTTTGAAGCCCTGGAGACACCAACAAGTCCTCTTCTTTGGCCGTCATGTATCTTACTTCGAGTTTTTCCACTCCATATAAAGGAGAATTTTTTGGATAAAATTTTCCTTGCGATGGAAGATCAACAAAATCCGTTGGTGCTTCATATGCTCCAGCTGGTCTTGAAAAAGTATTATTTGGAGCACCACCAAGACCAGCTGGTAGCCCAAATTTATTTAAATTATTCATATTTACCTCTTAATTAAATTCCTAGAATTCTTGAAACAGCATCTTGTTCGGCGTAAACACCTCTAAAACCATAACTAGCCCAATCGTAAGTTATATCAATAGTAACTGTTGCAACAGTCTCTTTATCGTAAGAAAGATCCGATGGTGTTATACCAGAAATAAATGCTCCATTTAATAACCAACTATCATAAACTTTACCATCTTCATCTAGGGTTTTTATTTCAACTCTTCCTAGAACAGAAGTTAATTTTGCTTTTGAAAAATCTAATACAGTGCCTTCATCTGAATTTCTTATATAACCAGAATTTTCTGTATTATTTACAAATCTCGCTATTGAATCTTTGGCAGTAAATAATTCATTTGGTAGTACGATATCTCTTTCACCAGTTCCAATTCCCATGGGACTAGCATAGTACCCAGAATCATAAAGTTTGGACATAAAAAAGCCTATTGTGGTTGTAAAAACTTCTTTATCTATTATCTGCAAGATTTCGCATTTAATTGGATCCCAAGTAACTTTTTCTGGGTAATTAAGTTGGTAATCTAATATTTGATATTTTTGAGTTGTTACTTTATATTTTGGAGAAGAAACACTCTTAATTAATGCAACGTCAATTCCTCTTATATTTAAGACGAACCTATAGGTTTGTTGTGCTTGTTTCCCTGAGGTTAAAGAACTTTTGTCAAAAAACAGAGGCATAATTACCTCCTATTATGTTGGGAATGGTGGAGGATTCCCAGAATCGCCTTGTCTTAATTCTGCCCAATCATATTTAAATGTTAGTGATATATTCAGCAAACCTTCTTTTGTATAATCTGCATCTCCAAAATTTGCAGCACTGATCCATGGATTATTTAATACCCAAGTTTCATATATCTTTCCTTCTGCATCTAATCTTTGAATCTTAACTTGCTTGAAGGGAAATTTAGCTTTTGATATTGTCTTTCTGTAGAACTCTGGGTTGGTTGAAGATTCATTAAAATTAGAAGGATAAACATAGCCAGCTTTTCTAATATATTCAAGAAATTTTTGAGATATATTGTAATCAATTGTATCAACTAATTTTATATCAATTTTATCACCCCATTTAACGGCACCCGGGAATTTAAATTCATGACCAAGAAACTTATGAGTTCCTACGTCTGTTACTGTAAAAGCCGGAACTTCGGTAGAAGTTACGAAATAGGAGGGGATACCGTCCAAAAACAGAATAAATCTATAACCTCTTTTTGGATCTAAACCTCTTGAATCTCCTGCCCAAATTGGTTTAACTGGTGGCTGTGCCATATACTAATCTCCTATTATACTGGGAATGTTGCGCCCGATCTTGTGATAAAGAAATCAACTGCGATAAATTCAATTGCTCTAGCTGGCTTTAAGAATATCTTAGCATACATGATGTTTTGATCAATTAGATCTGGAGTTGTTGTTGTCTCATCCAAGATCAACTTATAATCAGTTAGACCAAATCTAGCCTTTACATCGGCCAAGAATGGTTCTGCCTTATCCTTAAAGTTGTTCCATGTGTCCTCGACATTAGGCTCAAATAAAATTTGTGTAGAGATTAAATTAATTCCTCTCTTGATGTAGAGCATTAGTCTACGAACATTAATTCTATCTAGAGCAGAAGGAGTCGCTTGTAGAGTCTTTTGTCCAAAGATTACAATTCCTTCATTTGGGAAAGAAGCAATTGGGTTGATATTAACTGGATAAAGCTTATCTCTATCAGTTTGGCTTAGTTTCTTAACAACGTTAACAACGTTAACGCCAGCATTTCCAGTTGATAGACCACCACGGTTAAAGCCAGCTGGAGCAAACCAAGGAGCTTGGACAGAATCCGTGTAAGACATAGCACCTAAAGCTGGGATAGATGGTGGAACAACAATTATTTTTCCGGTCACAGAATCAACAATTTGTACCCATGGATAGTAAGTTGCACCATAACTAGAATTTAGGTTTCTAGACTTAATTTGAGTTACTGCTTGGTCTACTGTTGTTACTCTATCGTTTGTAGATTGTTTATAGTCGCTTCTTTCGTATTTTGTAACGTAAGTAGCTTGTGAATCGCTGTCCCCAGAGGCGTCAATTATTGCAAGAACATCGCCTCTTTGCTCAGCTATTTGTAATTCGTAGTTAGTAAGTGATTCCAATACCAATCCTGGAATTACTATAAAGTTTCCTTGTACTTCTTCTGGATCTCTTACTGTATCAATTGCTCTTCTATATGTGTAATAGATATAATTGTTGTCATTTGTAGGAGAGCTAGACATAGCAGAATTTCTGAGTGGCTCCCACTCCATTACGTTAAAGCCGTCAGTCCCACCTTGGAATACAGTTGTAAAGCTATTAACGCCATTATTCAACAAAGTTATATAAGTATTAGTGCTTGTAGCTGTGAATGAAGTTCCGCCTGATTTTGAGCCGCTTAAATAGTAATAATAAACCGAGGCCCCAGAACCTCCTTGCACAACTTCATCTAAGCTAAAAGTCCATGCATATTGTAATCCGCTGCCTGCGGTTCCATTTGCAAAAGCGGATGAGTTAGTTACTGGAACTCTTAAGAGATCATTTACCCCTTCGTTATACAATATTGAGGTAGCTGTTCTTGTTGTAGCAGCACCCCAATCTGCTAGCGTGTATGTTGTCAAAGAGTCTTCTGAAGAAGAAACTCTTTGTCTTAATGATGGGAAAGTAAATCTAAACGCTTGACCGCCAGCAGTAGCAGCACTAGAGGTAAAATTATTAGAAGAAACTTGAGCAAAACAGCTTGAAGTTCCAGAAACAAATCCTACACCATTCGCAACGTTAGCGGAACTAGCAAAATCAGCATCAGAATATTTTAGTGGGCCTAGAACACCAAAAGGTATTAAAGAAGAATCAAGATCATCACTATACATATCAACTCTTATATATTTAGAGTTATTTGGGTATAAACCTGTTTGGTTTAATCTTCTCTCGGTATCATCCCAGGTATAATTAATATCACCTATTTTTCGTGCAATATAATTTGGAGAAGATGGATCTAAGTCACAATTGGTATAACTTTCAACTATTTTTTTATTAGCATCTGTATCATTTATTCTTCTAATTTCAACATCAAAAGTTCCATATTTTTGAGCTTCATTAGAAGGAGCTGCTATATTATTAATAGTAACTTTTAGATTATTTCTAATCCAATCGCCGCCGTCTAATGCTACAAATCTAAATAATTTAGTTACAGAAGTCGCAGGGTTGTACCCGGCTATGGCACCTTGGGCGGCTTGAGAAACAACCCAACCAGTTCTAGCAACATAACTTCCTTCTGCTTCTTGGCCTAATCTTTGGTTATTAAATCCATTTAAAGGTAAAATTATGCCAACCGATTTTGTTGTTGAAGATCCGGTTAAAGTAGAGCCGGAGTAAGTATTGTTGAAAATATCGTTTTCAAAAGTTTCTCCTAACCAATACCCATAATAATTTGAACTATTTGGATCTAGCCCGACGTTGGTATCATCTTTATTTGTATTTTGCGGATTTGTATTAAATACTTTTCTAATAAATTGTCCGCTAGATGGATTAAAATCAAATTTCTTCTTTTGTCCAGCTCCTACACCAGAGCCGCCAGTATTTCCAGATAATTGAATTGTAAAGACACCATTAGAATCACTTTCTATCATTTTACCATTTGCAGTAGAAGTAGTAGCTGCTCCATAATCAGTCCCATTTAAAGCAGGAACGGCTCCGGTGCAATACCATACGGCTGCAAGAGTTCCGGTCAAAGATGCTCCAACGGCAGAAGAGGATGGAAATACAAACAATCCATAAGCTCCGTTATCTGAGGTTGTGCCAGGACTTCCAACTGTCCATCCAGCCTTACCACTATTATTTGAAGTGCCAGTAGAGCCTTCACTTTGAACACCAAGTAGTCTTAGGTATGTAACTGTTGGATTATTTGCAAGCCAAGCTTGTGCTGCATATCCACCGTAAGTTGGTCCAGCAGGAACTCCACTTCTCCAAACATCACCAGAAGAATCGCCGCCTGCAACTGGATCACCGAAAGTTGCAACAAATTCTTCGTAAGAAGCAACAGTAACGGGACGCATGGCTGGTCCTCTTTGCGCTCTACCAATAATGATTGGTCCAACTGGAGCTGGTGGTTGTTGAATTTGTGATTGATCAATTTCGTTTAGGAATATTCCTGGTGATTTGAACGTAAAGCCTTTAACTGCCATTAATTATTCTCCTATGACTAACTCTTAATAAATAGTTTTAAGAATCTCAAAATCATTCTCTAAATGGAGTATCTGGGTCTCCTTGGTAATTTATGTCACCCAAAATTGTTCTCTCTCTTTGAATGCGAACTTTTGCAGGAGTTTCTCTATAAACGATATTTGGAGTATTCTGATTTACGTCGCTGGTGTTTGTAAAGCCCAAAACTTTAATTGTAAATTTAGCTTCATATATTTTTTCTAACTCTCCTATGTCAGGAGAATTTGTTGTTATGTTCATCGCTTTATCTACAAATGCTTCATATTTAAATCCGCCGTATTTTAACATAAACACACCAGCATTATACGGAACAACAATTCTTTGCAGTGGAGCAATTATTTCATTTAACTGTTGCATATATATTGCCTTCATAGAAATATCATATGTAATATCATAATAAGAGGGATATGGAGTAAACACCCAATCATAAACTATTTCTGGGTTTTGAAATTTAAAGTTAGGTTGGTTATACACTCTTTCCGACCTGGCATTAGCAAAATTTTTCGTTTTTTCTTGCTTAACTCTTCTCCAAAAGCCAAATTGATTATTTTTATAATCCATCCCTCTTGTAAAAATACCTGGTAATGGGCTGCTAGTTTTTTCCGTTAAAGATATAGTGCCTCTTGTAACTTGTATTTGTGGAAAGTCTAAAAATCCATTATTATCTCTATTATCTCTTTCTTCTTTAATTTGATAAGCTCTCTCTCTTGAAAACCAAACAACAGGAACTTTTTTAATTCCCTCGTTTGTTGTCGCATGAATATCAAGAGTTTCGTTTATCCAAGTATATAAAGCCATGTCAATCGTCTCAAAGGTTGAGATTGGTGTTGGATTATTTTGTTGTTCATGTGATTTATCATTGGGCATTGAATAGTCCCTTTCTGCTCTTTATGCATTTAGCCGTGATATCAATTCTATTCTCATGTTGTCCATATGGAGAAGCTGGTTCCGTTAGTTTAACAATTTCATAAAGAACTTGATTATATAAAATAAAATCTCCTTCTCTTACATAAACATTTTGATCCTCGGTTAATCTTCTTTTATGAAAATGAACTGTAACATTCTGATCTTTTTCTAGTCCAAATTTATCTACTTTTGTTTCATTATAAGTTGTACCAAAATCAACAAATACATAAACTCTAATTGGTGGTAAGAAATTTTTTTGTATTGCTTCTCCATATAAAGGGTGGAACTCTGTTGTCTCCATATCAATTGGATAATAAAGTATTGGCTGACCAATAACTCTCTCGGCTACTTCAGATACAACTTGCTTATGTAAATCTCTCTCCGGTTGATTGATAAACATCGGAGGAGGAGGTGCTGCTGGCTGTGTAAATTGATTTCTTTTAGCCATTTAGTTTATCCTACGAATATTGGTAGTGGAGCATATTTCATTGTTTCTGCCGCATTTTTGGCAATATTAGATTGTGTTTCTGTAATCTTGGCATATGTTAGTTCATCCAAGACTTTTGTTAATTCATCTCTAAGTTTATCTTTTTCATCTTTAGCCTCACCAAGAAGAGCGGTAGAATTAAGAGTAATATTAACTCCTGGAGCTGGAATCGCTCCACCAAACTTACCACGGATTTGACCGAGCATTTCTTTTGAAAGAGCAAGAGCATATCTTCTGATCCACTGTTTTCCTATTGAGTTTATATTCTGATATGGTATATTCTCAAAAGGCAGGGTGTTAAGATTGTTTATACCGCCAGCTCCGTCTGGAGTTCTTCCGTCAGTCCAAGCATCTGGCACAATATAAAATCTAAAATAAAGTTTTGTAACGTCTGTAACTGCTGGAATTGGATACAATCTAAGTCTATTGTCAATAATCTCATACGAGTGATGAGATACTCTTGTGTACAAAGAATCCTCATACATCATCGCTTGTAATTTATTTTGAAATGTTGGAACAACTTCAAACGTAGAATCGTCTGTATACATACCATATGTGGTCATATTACCAATAACGTTAATACCACCATAATAAGCAAAGAATCTCCACATGGCTCTTGGGGTAACATAATAAACTTTTGTTATAACCGCTCTTTTTCCCACTTGATCTGTTTTACCAATTGAAGTAAGATAAGAATCTACGGAAGCCTGTAAGTCGTAATCTTGCACGCTTGAAGTAAGGTTAATTGATGCTGAATAAACTGGAACATCACCGCCAATACCAACAGAAGCCGCAAAACCTTTTTGTACGTTTCTTGGTAATTGTGTTTGAAACCTTGGGAACTTTAAAGAAACATTGCTTCCAGTTGGACCAGATAATAAATTTCCACGGTGATCAAAAGTTCCCGTTGTATTGCCCAACATATTTGGTAAAGAGTTCTTTGCCTGATGGATATTTACAAGGTAAGAATACTCCATACAAGCAGCTTGATAGGCCGAGAAAACGTTTTGATTTGTTAATTCAATATCTAATACGTCGCCACCTAACATTTTATAAACAAAGGCAACTTGCTCCGCCGCTCCTGTTAAGAAGTATTGATCTGTTGTATAAATACTGAACGGGTAACTAGATGCTGGTGCCGCCTCCGCTGCCGTAGCAGAAGCAGATAATCTTACTGTTGTTGTCGTTGATGCCGGGGTAAGTGTAGGTAATGCCATATATTAGTTCTCCACTTTATTAAATAGTCTCCATTATCATAATAATAGTTTATAGCTCTACCCATTATGGAACATTCAGGTATATTTGATCTTTTACGGTGAATATTTCTTAAAAGAACTGAATTAGCGTATCCTGTACCACATATACCTTTTAATCCGGCATTGCCACAATTGTAGGAAGCAAGAGCAATTTTTATATTGCCTCCCGCACGCTTCTTCCAGTTTCTAAGCATTCTTGTGCCAACAGTTCTGTTGATTATGGGAACTCTTAATAAAGATCGGGGGAAGGGAGTGTAGCGATAATTGACCTGCATTAAGCCAGTGCAACTGCCATTGCTTCTAACACTATATACGCCTCTCGATTCTTGGAATTCAACAGAGTCGATTATTTTGTCGCTTATTTCTGAATCAGTCGGTCTACAAGTGAATAGAAGACTTATCCAGAAGCCCAGCTTCCAAATAATTAACATTGCTATAAATAGTTTTCAAAAACACTAAAGCCCCCACCAGTTTCCCGATGGAGGCTTTAGTTTAACTAACTCCTAACTGATTAACCAATTAGGTCTTGGCAAATCACTAAACCATACATGTCTGGACGAACCA